GGCTGGAAGGTTGACGCGTCCAGGCTGGCGGCCTCCGTAATGCGCGGTCGAGTCCAGGAACTCATGCAGCGAATCCAACCATGATGGATATTCCCGCAGCCAGCCACGCATCAGCCCATCGCATCTCGCGCACATGGCGTCGCCGACAGCGCATCCTCCGCCGCAGACGAGGCACACACCGGCGAGCGCTGGTGTTGTTTGGCTGGTGTTTGTTGTGGTGTTGGTGGTGGTTGGTTGGGATTCGTTGGTTGGTTCGTACATTTGTTCGATTCCCTCCGGCGTGGTAGTCTGGTTTGTGGTAATGCCAGAGCCCGGCCGGAAGGTCGGGTTCTTTGTTTATTCGGTGGCGGAGTCCTGTTTTTCGAGGTTGACGTGTTCGATCTTGGCTCTATGGCGGAGCAGATTGGCGTATTCATCCATGACATCAAGCTGCCTGCTCAACAGAGTGATCGGGCAGGTGAGCTCGAAGTCGAGCGTGCCATCCGCATACCGCTGCAGCATGTCCCTGAGCCTGCCAGCACGAGCGGTCAACTCACGGTATTCGACGCGCATCCGCTCCTTATAATCGGATCCGTCGGCGCTCGCGGGTTGCGCTTGGTCAGCGGCGGCGAGCACTTCGATGGCTTGGCGAACGTATCCGTCGCGGATCCATTCGGATGCGGTCTGCCATTCCTCGTGGATGATTTCGGTGGAGTCCTTGCGGAGCGCCCATTTGAGTCCGAACAGACGTTCGGCGACGGCTTCGGTGCGCGCGTCGATCGGCGGCAGTGGCGGTTCGAGTGTTTCCTCGCTCATTGTTCCGGTTCCTTTCCGTGGGATGATTTATGACCGGTCTTCCAGATTCTGTGCCAGAACAGCCAGATCATCCAGGCTGGCACTTCGACCCAGATGGTCAGGTACGGCGAGACGGCGTAGATCTTCCACCACCTGCCGCAGATGACGCAATGCTCTATACGCCGGTCGGCATCCTGGGATGGTCCGATGCCATTGCTGGCGCAGATGGCTGTGCCGAGAGCGTTCCGGCACAGATGCGGAGTCCGGTCTTTCATTCGTCGGCCTCCGATTGGGACAGGCGCCACTGCTCGAAAAGACGGTAGGCATCCAGCGAGATGGTCCGGACCGGACTGAACTTCAACCGCCACATGCAGTCGGCGCACACCTCGGTGAATGTCTTCGCCTGGCCGCCATAGATGAGGCCTATGGAATAGACGGGACTTGAACACCACCGGCCGCACAAATCGCAGGTGTGCATATCCTGCGTGACCAACTCGTCACGCTGCGGCAGGAACGGATTCCCCGCACCCCTTTCATCCACGGCTGCGGCGAGCGCCTTCCTGATCTCGTCCCTGGCGTAGAGGAAGGCGTTGTGTCGGGTCTGGGCGTAGCCGACGAAGGGGGTATTGCCGTCCCTTGTCGCGGCGCGGACGGCTTCGAGTTCCTGGTCGATGAGTTTGTTGAGCACGCCGATGGCGATGTCTGCTTCACTGTCTTTCATTTCGTTTCCCTTCGTATTTGCTGGATGATCGTCTCGTATGGTTTGCGGTGGAAGATGCGTATCCACCATTCGGGGCGGCGGCCCCATATGGTTTTGACTTCGGTGAGAGGAAACCATGATACGTACCATTTTGAGCAATTTCCGCAGTACAGCACCTCGCCTTCCTCCTTCGGTCTGGGATGCTCATGGTCGAACGCTGGCGGCCTTGGCACCAAATAACTTCGATTGCTCATTTTGTGTCCTTGAGTGTGATGCGTTTCATTCCTTCGCAGCCTTCATTTCTTGGACTTCACCGTCGAAAAAATCGATGATGAGATTGCAGATGGCGACCGCCGACGTTTTGAGCTGGGCTTTTTCCTCTTCGTTTTCGGCTTTGATGGCGAAAACGCCATCCTTGCTGTTGAAATTGATTCTCATTTCGTGTCCTTCGTGGTTGGGCGGACGGTGAATGCGACGAGTCCGGTCTCGGCATGGAACACCTTGGCCGGCTCGCCAGTCCTCAAGGACATGGCCTGCGCGTAGTCGCCGGCATCGTCGATGTTCTCGAACGTTCTGACGCCTTCCGTGGTGACGACGTTGTAGCTCATCTTGCCGGCTCCTTGTCTGCACCGCTCACATGGCTCCAGTCGCAGGACAGGCCGGCCTGCTTGCCGTTCGTCGAGTAGACGACGCAGTCCACTTTCCTCGTGTCGGACAGTGTGACGATGCATTCCTTGATGTCGTCGCCGGACCTTTTGGAGCATGTGGTGCCGGTGGCGGCGATGGCGGGGGCCGGGGTCGACGTCTTGGACGCGCTCCCGCATCCTGCGAGCGCGAGGAGGAATACCGGTGTGAGCAGGAACATGGTGATGGCGGTCAGGCCGATGCCGGCGAGCGCGAGTGGTTTGCGTTTTCTCATTTCGAGTGTTTCCTTTCTTGTCTGGTGGCTTCCGTGTTCCATGCGCGGATGGCTTCTTTGAGGTCGTCGTGGCGGGTGAGGATGAGGATGCCGTGGCGTTCGCAGGAGCATGCCCATATCTGTCGTATGGCGGATGTTTTCCGGTTGATGGCTTGGCCGATCCGGTCGAAGCTGATGTTCCGGCTGCCGCAGGTCGGGCATGGCACTGGTTTGTGCCATTTGCGCGGTCGTGTCTCTTTCGGGTGGCCCATTGTCTTTCATTCCTTTCCGTAGATGGCGAGGCTTCGTATGCCGTCGCTCATGCTGTTGGAACATGTGTTCGGATCGTGGGCGATGATGTCGTTTCCGATGCCCTGGAAGCGGAGGCTGGCGATGCCGTCCGGATGTCGGATGAGTTCGAGCCGTCCGTCGATGATGACGTCCTGGTCGGTTTGGGCGATGCAGCGGCGGCCGATCAGGATGGCCGGGTCGGCCGACCGCCACTTGTGCAATGGGACGATGATGCTCATTCCCGGCCACCCATCCAGCCGATCAGGAAGGCGAGCGCCAGGAGGATTATCGCGGTGTGGCTCATGCCGTTCCTCCGATCTCCGGGCTGGCCAGCATCTCGGTGATCGCGTCCTTGGCTATCAGGCGCCATGGTTCGCGGCCGTCGTCGTCGAGGTTTTCCCACGTGAGGTGTTTGCGGTGGCCGTTGGCGTGGAATCGGTTGTAGATGGCGTGCGCGACGGCGTATTGCGTGTCGAGGCTGATGACGAGCTGGTCTTGCTGGTCTTCGGTCATTGGTAGGTCTCCGGTCTTGGCGGTGCGAGCAGTGCGGCGATCGCGTAGCTGGCGAGGCTGGTGGCGAGCGCCGCGATGGTCAGTGCGGTGTGGATGGCGAGCCACGTGATTGGTGTCCACTGGTGGAGCGCCTGTCCGATGATCGCCCTGATGACGGCGTGCGGGATGAGCAGCAGCGCGAGGAGGGTGAACAGCGTGGCCATGGCGTCTCCGAGCCGGTCGGCGAGGTGGCTGATGGTCTTTCTCACTTGTGGTCTCCCGTCTTGACGGCGAGTGTCTCGAGCATGGCCTTGTAGTCTTTGATGTCGCGTGCGATGCAGGATTTCACCCGGTGCGGGCCGCTGTCGCCCTGGTATGGATCCGGGGCGCCGAGCACGGTGACGAGTCGGCGGATGGTGGCCATGTCGTATTTGCGGTAGGTGAGCCACGCGTCAGGGTTGAGGTTGAGTCGGCGGAGGAAGTCAAGGTCGAAGTCCACGTTGGTCCCCGCGGGGACGAGGGAGAAGCGCTGGGAGAGCGAGTCAAGGAATTCCTCCACGGCGTTGGCCACGACGACCATGCTGTCATTGCGCACGGAGCCTCCCATGAGTTCGAACAGCAGGCCGTTGTCGGTGTGCATGGAGAAGGCGACGGGGCTCATGGACAGGAGGTCGAGTCTGTCCGGGCGGATGATGCGGGACAATGATCCGAACTTTTGTTCGCCCAGCATGTCGGTACATTCCATACCGATCTCCAATGGCAGGCTTTTGCGCCTGTCCACGCCTGTGGTCTCAAAGTCGATCCACAGCAGCGCCTCCGGTTTGCCGTTATTCTCGTGCATTTGTCATTCCTTCCGTTTGAATTGTCAATGTTTCGCGCATGGTCAATGGCGTGGCCGTGCCGTCCTGGTTGAGCCAGAGCCATCTCCCCTGCCAGTCGCGCACTGGGGTGGAGAGAGGATCTATGCCGAGCGGGACTATCAGCCCGAGGCGTTCGGCCTCCTTCACATGCTGGTGGACCCACCCATGGCAGCCGGTCGTGCCCGAACCGCACAACTCGACGATGTTGGCCGGACTGTGCCGCACATCCGGATCCGCCGCCCGCCGCAGTTGACGGTGATGGCCGGAGCGTCCAGGCCAGCATGACGGATCGTGGATGTTCGTCCCGCACCGCAGGCAATGCCAGCCCTGACGCTCCAAGGCGGCACGTTTCGATTCCTCGAACTCACTCACAACGCACTCCCCTCCTGCATCAGACCGTTGGCCAGCACCAAACAAGAAGTGCAGTTGGCTCTCAGCCCGGCCGCCATCGCCACGATGCCGTCATCCGCCTTGCCGCCGGCGAGCGCTCGCAGTTCGATTGTGCTGGCGGTCTGGGCGGTGTCGGTGAGGAGTTGGGTGAGTCTTTCGAGTTGTTCCCTGGTCATTCGTCGTCCTCCTCGTTTTCGTCGTCTTCTTCGTTTTCGTCGGAGTCGGCTTCGGTGATGGCGGCGGTGAGCTGGTCGAGGTGGCTGGTCTCGTCGTCGGCGGGCGTGTAGCCGAGGTCTTTGAGGATCTGGTAGTAGCCGGGGATGCGTCTGCTGGTGTCGTTGACGGTGGTCCAGTCGGTCGGGTCGATGAACCATTCGATGCGAGCGGCGAGGATGGTCACGGCTTCCAGCGGCCAGTCGGCGGCCTGCAGGCTGATGCGCGCGGCCGTGGGGGCGTCCTCGGCTGTGATGCCGCTGATCTTCTCGTATTCCTCGCGGCTGCCGCTGTGTTCGTTCCAGCTGGTGAGGGCATCGGTGAAACCGTCTGGGAAGGGGTCGATGATCTGCAGGAGTCCGAGCCTTGCCGCTGTTTCGATGAGCTTGTCGCGTTTGATGCCGTGGAGGTTGGCGTGGAGCCATGCCATGCGCTTGTCAGCCGAGGTGGCGGCGTATTCCTCGAGCGCGTGCCGGCGGGCGTCGCGTTCGGCCTGTTCGGCGGCCCGTCGGGCTTCCTTTTCGGCGTCGGCGGTCTTGTCACGGCGGGTCCAGAGGTAGACCTGCTGCGAGACCGTGTGGATGGATACGGCTGCGGGGTTCAGTTCGCGGATCTTCTCGATGGCTTCTTCGGGGGTGCCGGTGGATGGGAACATGCAGCCGATGTAGCGCCATTCCGGGTCGCTGTAGGGCTTTTCGGGGTCGGGGATGAGGTTGATGCCGCTGTCGGGCTCCCCGAGGAGCGCGGCGACCGATTCGACCCATTGCCGGTCGCGGTCGTCGCGTTCGATGCGGCGGAGGGTGTAGTCGAAGTTCGAGGTGCCGGCCGCCTGCACGAGCTCCTTCTGCCTGTCCGGCTGGCCGTCATATCGCGCTATGGCCACGAGCTGGCCGATGGAGATCTGGCCGAAATCGTCGCGGGATGCTCTGACCTCGGTCTTGATGCTGGCGGCCTTGACGCGGTCACGCACGTAGTCGCCGCTTCGGCCGAGCCTGTGCGCGACGCTGGCGGTAGTGGCTCCGAGGTCGAGCATGCCCTGGATGGCGTCGGCCTCCTCCAACACGGTGAGCTGTTCGCGCTGGCAGTTCTCGGTGACCATGGCCTCCAACTGCTGCAATGGGCCGAGCTGGAGCACGAAGCATGGGACAGCTACGATTCCGGCCTGTTTGCATGCGGCGAGCCTGCGGTGGCCGGCGATGACCCTGTAGCGCTCGCCGTTGGGTACGACGCTGAGGGGCGTGAGGAGGCCGTTGGTTTTGATGCTGGCGGCGAGGTCGGTCACGTCGCCGATGTTTTTGCGTGGATTGTCGGGGTGGGGGTCAATCAGGCTCGTGTTGATGAGCTTGATCTGGTTGCTTTGGTAGCTGCTCATTGCTTCTCCTTGCTGGTTTCTTGGTTGTTGAGTTCGTCTGCGCACGCCTGGCATGCCTTCCACCATTCGCTTGGGTTGCCGTTGCGGAGGCTTCCGGTGTGGTCGTATTCGTCCTCGTGCGGATCCATGAGCTGGTGGACGTGTTCGCAGTTCCAGTTGTGCTTGTGGATTGGTGTTGACGGGACTGGTTCGGGCGCCCAGGTCTTCCACTGGTCGCGGAGCCATGTGTTGAGCCGTGGGATGTGGCCGCTGCGGATTTGGCCGTCGTTGACGGCGTGCTTGTAGCGGCGGAGCGCGGTCTGGAGTCGGGTCAGTTCGACGGGGTTTCCGGCGATGGCCGCGTACAGGGCTCTGGCTTCGACTTCGGTCTTGCGGCCTTTCGCGCCGACGGATCCGGGATAGGTTTCGGCGAAATGGTCGAAGCCGGATTCCGGCGTGGCGGGTTGCTTCGGTTTGCCGGCGGGAGGGGTCGGAGAGGGTATATCGGTATCGGTATCGGTTTTATGCCATGTTTTTGCTTGGCTGTCCCCTAGCAACTTGCTAGAAGGTTTGCTACCGTTTTGCTCTCCGTTTGCTTGGCTGTTTTCCGGCAAGTCGCCCGACGTTTGCTTGGCCTTTTGGTTGGCGGCCTTACGGCGGCCTCCCTTGCTTCCCGCCTTGCGGCGCGCCTCGCGTTGCTCTTCGGTCAACACTCGTGGCTCCCTGCAGATGCCTTCGGCGTAGACGGGGCGCCAGCCGCCGTCGTGCTCCTCCATAAGCCCGGAGTCGACGAGCTGCTGGAGCTGTTTCGGGGTGCCGCCGGCGTCCTTGAGGTCGAGCTTGTCGAAGTGGCCGGGATACGCCGACGGGTCCTTCGATTGCATCGAGACGCCTTTGGAGTGGATGACGCAGAGTTTGACCCACAGGCCCACGGTGGCGAGCGGTAGGCGTCGGATGCGCCTGTCGTCGGCCATCTGGTCGTCGATGATGAACCACATTCTTCTTCTCCTTCCGTGGTTCGGGTTCCTTGGAGGCTTAGCCGATCTCGCCGGTGTCCGGGTCGATGGACGCCTCCACGTCGCCATCCTCCATGTCGAGGCTGCGGCGCAGGTCGTCGATGAGGATCATCTGCCGTGACGTGGCGGGCTTGGCGCACATGTTCTCCATGGCCAGGCCGGCGTCGAGGATGCGCTGAGCGAGGTCTGCGCAGTCGTACACGGCTTCGGTGATGGCGTGGATGCCGCCCCACTTGTCGATGTGCTCCTGCTTGTTTTTGGTGTCCATGACGTTGCGGCATGCCTTGAGCACGACGGCCGCGGCCTTGGTGACCTGCTGCGTCTTGCCGATGAGGTCGATGAGCGTGTCCGGTGTCGCTTCCTGCGGGATGAGCACCTGCTGTTCGCTGGCTTTCATTGCTTCCTCCTTTAGAATTCCGGTTCCGGATCCGGTTTGCCGAAGTCCCCAAATGACGATTGGTCGGCCGCCGGCGCGCCCCACGGATCATCGGCCGGCGGCGCGGCGGGTTGCTGTGTCTGCGCCGACTGTTGCGGCCGTTGGCTCCAGCCACCGACGCCGGTGTTGACGGTCGGCTGCGGCGATGCGGGGTTGCCGTAGACGGGACCGCCCTGGCGGCTGATGCGGGCGACCTGCGCCGTCGCGTACCGCAGCGATGGCCCGATTTCGTCGACCTGCAGCTCCACGACGGTCCGATTGGTGCCGTCCTGCGCCTGATACGAGTGCTGCTTGAGCCTGCCTTGGGCGATGACCCGCATACCCTTGGACAAAGATTGGATGCAATGCTGCGCGAGGTCGTTCCATGCCGAACAGCGGAGGAAGAGCGCGTCTCCGTCCTCGTACTGTCCGGTCTGCCGGTTGTATTGGCGTGGCGTGTTGGCGATGGTGAAGCTGGCGACCTGCGCGCCCTGGCCGGTGGTCCTCAGTTCCGGATCCGCGGTGAGGTTGCCGACGATGGTGATGACGGTCTCTCCGATGGCCATGTCAGGCTCCCTTCACGTATCCGGCCGGTTCCGGACCGAGCTGGCTGGAATCTTTGGCCTTCCACGCGCATTTCGCGCGCAGGCATCCGGCCTCGCGGTCGATGACGATCTCGCCGAAGCGCGCCGGTGCGACCATGGTGAGGTTCCAGCCCCTGTCGCGGTTGAGCGCGCTGATGGTCTCGTACAGTTCGCCGATCAGCTCGGCGGCCGTCATGCCGACGCTGGCGGGCGTGAGCGGCCATTCGAACCACTTCTCGCCTTCCGGCCTGCTTGGTGTTTTGCTTGGCAACGTTTGCCTCCTTTGGATTGATGTCGTGCCGGGGCGCGGATTCGAACCGCGCATCCATCCGCCGACGTGACCTCAACACGCCGATCCATGGCGCCCGCATCCTGTCGCGGGCCCCGGCGAAGGCCGGACGGGAGGAGAAGAGAGAAGATGACCCGTCCGGCCGGTTTTAACGTCTTTTCCTTGACGCGCGGGCGGTTCCGGCATGGCCGCGCATGACGAACCACGTCCATGCCGCAATGTGTGCGGAACCGTCCAAGTCCTTCACTGCCGTTGCTCGTCCAGCCATCGCATGAAGCGGGGGTCGGAGCACAGGCGACGCATGATGACGGCCGCGGGGATGAGCACCGCGAACGGCGCGGCGATGAGATGTTCGATCGGGTGCATGCACGCCGGCGTGCAATACAGCACACACATGGCCAGCAACCACACCGCGAACAGCAGCTGGTGCAAGATGATGCGGGCAAGGGCCTTCATCACATCAGCTCCTTGTTGATGGTGTCGATGACGATGTCAACGAGGTCGGGCACGTCGAGGTCGACGTATCCGACGATGTGACCGAGTGAACGCCTTGCTTCGATGTCGTCCCACCCGTCGGCATAGGCCGGACGGATGGCGTCGCCCTTGTCCTCAAATTCCCTGAATATCGCTTCGACACAGGCTTTGCGGATGTTGTTCATTTGCTCTCCTTTTCTTCCCATGGGTCAGGCCACGGGGTATCGGTACGCCAGTCGTTGTCGGTCATCGCGCACCTACCTCTTCCTCGTATTCGGCCGTGCACTGGTACAGGTGTTGCGCGAAATAGGCGATCATCTGCTCCTTCGGATACATGACGATTCGTCCCACCTTCACGAACTTCGGGCCGATGCCCGCGCTACGCCAGTACGCCAGGGTGCCTTCCTTGATGCCGCAGTTGTCCGCGATGTCCTTCGTTGTGTTCATCGGCTTCAACGCCGCCGCCAATGCGGCGAACACCTCTTTGTCATCCATCACGCGCCCGCTCCTTTCATGCGTTGGTAAGCGCCGATTGCTTTTCCGACGTGTTTCGTTTGAGGGCCTTCCTGCCGAGTGGGAGAATGAGCAGACCAACGCAAAGAAGGGAGGTGAGAATATGAGCAATGGATCCGATTTCGCGAAGGCGAGCGCCGTGTTCGGGAAGGCCGCTGAAACGTCCGATCCCGACGAGAGGATGAGAGCCCTGTGCCAAGGGCTTTCCCTCCTCGCCAAGGGATTCGATTCGATGGATGCTTCCATGGCATCCGCCGCCTACTGTCTCGACGTGCTCTCGGATAAGTTCTGAACGGAGTTCCTGTATCTCCGTGCTTAGTCGGTCCGCGGCCTGATTGATGTGCTCGAGAATCGAGCCCATGACTTCAGTCGTCATGTCGCGGGCCGACAACTGCCGTCCGACCTCGATGCCGATTCCTCGCAGGTCAAGGCTGGACAGGTGGCTCCTCCTGTCGTCGCCCACTGTTCCGATAACCGTTCGAGCTGGTTCCTCGCGGACGGCTTTCCTTATCGCGCCCAGCATCGCCGGGTGCAGGCGTTCGAACTCCTCAACGGAAATCGGGTTCGTGGATTCGTCCGGCGTCTCGGCCGGAATGTTGATGCTCATTTCGGATTCTCCTTAGAATCGTTTTGCGCCATTAGCCGTTGAGCCTGCCGATGGCGATGCCGGAAAGACGATAGCCAGGAAGTGGCACAGTGCGTCGCCTTCGAGCTCGATCATTTCAGTCAAGGTCACGTATGCCTTGCCGTCCCATATGTCCACATGGATCGGATGCTCCGTGGGGTCGAAGAGCGTTCTCCCGCTCACGCCCAGAGCGTCTTCGAGTTCTTTGGGCGTGCAGTCGATGTCGGTGATATCGAACGACGTGTTCATTTCAGTTCTCCTCCTTGCTGTTGGCATTGTTGGCTGTCGCGTTTTCCAGCGCATCGGCGAGCGCCTGATTCTGTTCTTCGATCGCTTCCGTCGGCGAGCGCTTCGGCGTCTTTGATGATGTCGGAGAGCTTGCGTCCGGTGACTTGGCTGATGCGGGCAAGCTCGTCGAAGTTGAACGTCCCGCCATTGAGTTTGCGGTTGAGACTGTTGCGTGGAATGCCTGCCTTTATTCCGACCTCATCCTGCGTGAGCCCAGCGTGTTTTATGGTGCTCTTGAGGACATCACCAATTTGTCGAGATGTCACATTTTCAATTTGCTTCAAACCAAACCTCCAAAGTTTTATTTAAGACTTATTTGTTTCATATGAGACATGATAAATAAATATTTGCCTTATGCAAAACTCGGCGTGTCTCATATGAGACAAAAAACGGGGAAAATGACGTAATCTAAACACATGGCAACAGGAAAGAAAATCCCGACTATCGAATCAAAGGCGCTGTCGATAGCGATCAAACGGGCAATGGCGACAAGAGAACTGAAAGTAAAGTCGCTCGCTGAGAAATCAGGCGTCCCCTACGGGACGTTACGGAGGATCCTCGAACTGAACACCGTTGCCGATTATGAGCAATTGCAACGCATTTCGACGGCGTTGCGAACACCTCTGGCGCAGATCATCGCCGATGCGGATGAACTCAGCAAAGACCCAGAAGTTGTAAGCGATTTTGAGACATCTCACGAAGATATCGACATCGATAAGTGGGCCGACCGCATCAAAAGCGAAGATTCCATTAAAACCAGATAGGAAGGGAGAACAATGGAATTTGAAGAGAGCCTTAACCAGGTCGCAGCAAAGGTACGCGACCTCAAAGAGGGCATCGAAACAGAGGAAGCCACGAAGAACGCGTTCATCATGCCGTTCATCGGTCAAGTGCTCGGTTATGACGTGTTCAACCCAACCGAAGTCGTGCCGGAATTCACCGCCGACGTTGGGGTCAAAAAAGGCGAAAAGGTTGATTACGCGCTCGTGCATGACGGTCAAGTGCAGATTCTTATCGAATGCAAGAAGATTGGCGTACCGCTCAGCTTGGAGAACGCAAGCCAGCTGTACCGGTATTTCGCGGTGACGAACGCGCGCATCGGTGTTCTGACCAACGGCCAGGTATGGAATTTCTACATGGACATTGATGAGCCGAACCGCATGGACTCGAAGCCGTTCCTGGTGCTGGATCTATTGGATATCGATCCGACGATAATCCCGGCGTTGCAGAAGCTGACCAAGCCGGCGTTCGACCTTGATTCCATCGCCAGCAGTGCCGAAGAGCTCAAATACGTAGGTGCACTCAAGAGGGCCGTCGGCGACGAGTTCAAAGAGCCGTCGGACGAGTTCGTAAAGCTGCTCGCCTCGCACGTGTACGAAGGCGCGTTCTATGCGTCGGTCATGGAGAAGTTCAGGCCATTGGTGGCGAAGGCGCTGAAGCAGTATCTGTCAGATCAGGTCAACGATCGACTCAAGACGGCACTCGGCGCGGATGATATCAAGATCGACACAATCGAGCCAGACGCAAACGAGGAAACAAACGACGGAGACGAATCCGACGGCAACGACGACGATGGAATCGTCACCACCGAGGAGGAAATCGCCGGTTACCGAATCATCAAAGCCATCGCATGCAGCGATGTGGATCCGGAACGTGTAACGATGAGAGATGCAAAGAAATACTGCGCAATATTCCTCGACGATAACAACCGTAAGCCAATTGTTCGTCTTTATTTCAACACTAAGCAGAAATATCTCGGTGTTTTCGACGAAAACAAAAACTGCGAGCGCATGCCTATCGATACGCTTAACGGTATCTATGCCTACTCTGAGCAGATTCGCGAAGAGGTGCGCCGCCTTCTATAACAGCATTATTTGAAAATAGTTCGAGTCCCGATGTACAGCTCAATGATTGTCGGGACTCTACTTAAAAGCCGCCTGTGTCTACGAATACCGCGAGCGCCGTGGTGAAGAACATGTGGGAAGAAGCGCCATGAAAGTGACCATTGATGATCTGTGGCTCAAGAATGACGATGATGGCAATCCGCCGAGTCGCGCGGCCAAACGCTCTTTGGCTAACTCACGCGATCCGATGAAGGCCAATGTGCCTGAGAAGTGGCGTAAAAGCCGTTATGGAGTCGGGATGCGCTGGCGTTGTCATTGGACCATCGTCAAGGATGGTAGACGTGTGCAGAGGGTGAAGCAGTTCGCCAGGCTCGCCGAAGCGCAGGAATATGCCGCGGCCATGGAGGACGACATCAGGCGGGGACGCTACCGCGATCCTCGTCAGGAGCTTCGTGTCCTGGATGACGTGGCCGGCGAATGGCTCGCGTCGAAGGTTGATCTGAAACCCGGCACCGCAGGCCGGTATGCGAGGGAGCTGCGCCTGTACATCCTGCCCAAATGGGGTGGCATGACGTTGCGGGAGCTGCGCCCTGACATGCTGCAGGAGTGGGTCGGCCAGCTCATGGACGGTGGTTATCCGGCCGCGTTGCCGGACGGGCGTGATTCGAAGCCGCTGAGCGCGAGAAGCATCCGCAATATCATGAAAGTCGTCCTCAAGGGCATCTTTGACTACGCCGTCTCAAACGGGTGGATCGGTGAGAATCCTGTGGACAGGGTCACCGTGCCGAAGATCGTCTCCGACGATGACATGGTGTTCCTCTCGGTCCGCGAGGTCGAGTTGCTCGCGGACGAGGCGGAGAAGATCGGGAAGCCGGTGGACGGTCTGCTGGTCAGATGGCAGGCCTATACGGGATGCCGCATAGGCGAATCGCTTGCCCTTAAGGTCGGTGACGTGGACGTGGACAGGCGGCGCGCCAGGATAGGCCGCACATGGACTGACGACGGGCACGGCGGCAGCATGCTCGGCACACCGAAGAACGGAAAGGCCCGCAACATCGCGATACCACGGTTCCTTATGCCGCAGATCAAGGCGCAGATGGATGGCATGGGTGATGACGATTGGCTGTTCCGTGCCACCCGTGGTGGGAACGTCTGGACGAACACGTGGCGGACAAGGATATGGAACAAGGCCGTCAAAGCGGCCGGCATGGAGGACGCGGGCGTGACCATACACAGTCTGCGCCACACATACGCGAGCTTCGCGATCGCCCAGGGCGCGGACGTGAAGACCCTGCAGATGCAGCTCGGCCACTCCTCTCCCAGCATCACATTGAACACCTACACGGCGCTCTGGCCGGAACGATTGGACGACGTGGCCGACGCGATCGGAGCCCTCCGCGAGCGCGAACTCGTGTGAATCGGGCATGGAGGTCCCGCGGCGTTTGTATGCATTTGTATGCGGATTGTTTTCGACGGAAAAAATAAGCCCTTGAAAACCTAATGTTTCCAAGGGCTCCGGTCGGGCTGACAGGATTTGAACCTGCGACATTCTGCTCCCAAAGCAGACGCGCTACCAAACT